GAAGGCTGTCGGCGATCTCGTTTTCCGGCCGGCGCGCTTGCAAGCCCCGCGTCGTATCCCCCATGCCGGGGTTGTCGGCTTCCGCAAACTCCGCTTCCAAGCCTTCTAGGGCGCGGCGACGGGCCACGGGATCGCCTGCCGTCTGCGCCATGCGCTCAAGCCGCAAGCCCTCGCGACGGGCCTGTTCTTGGGCTTGGGCAAGCCGCATATCCGCCTGAAGCGCGTTCTGCCCTTCCAGCACTTCCCGCCGGATGCGGAGCATCTCCTGCACTTCCGGCTTGTTGGCATACTCCCCATAGGTAGCGGTGAGGGCGGCGATCTCAGCGTCAATCTCGGCCTGCGCCCGCTCTCGCGCCCCTTGGCCGATGGAGGGAAGGATAAACTGGCGCTGGGCGTCAAGCTCGGCCATGGTCGAGGCCTGTTGCCCCCGCGCCCCGGCTAGTTCTTGCCGAAGAACAAGCTGCAACGCCGCATCCACCCCAGGGCGCTCCAGCGTCCCGGCTTGCGCCATGTCCATCTCATAGGCGCGCATGTAGAGATCGGAGCCACGGGAACCGAAGCGACCCAAGGCCGTCTCTGCCTCGCCCTGCTGCGTCAAGGCCCGCGTGAACGGGTCCACGATTGCGGCAAGCTGGGCGTTGTAGGTCTCTAGGCCTTGTTGCAGCCGCTGCAAGGAAGCCGCTGCGGTTGCCGGATCAAGGCCCGTCTCCGGGTCTTGGCGATAGGCCGCCACCAGTTGCGGAATGGCATTTATGGAGTCCTGCACCCGCCTGATTTCAGAGGTCACTTGCCCCCGTTGCGCATGAATAGAGCGTAAAGAGGCAATTGACCCGAGGCCCGCTTCATAACGCGCTTCGGCTGTGTTCAGGCTTTCATCGAAGTACGCCGTTGCGTTGTCGCCGAAGTTTTGGACCGACAGCACTGTGCGCGCCTCTGAGAGCGCGCGACCTTGGTTTTCCTCCCGCACCATGGAGACAGCTTGCTCGCGGGATAGCCCGCGCTCGCTCATTAGCTGGTTGATGCGCGGCAGATCGGCCCCCGTGATAAGGCCCGCCTGCATTTGGGCAAGACGAAACTCATCACGGCTAAACAACTGCGCCCGCACGCCCTCAATCGCTTGCGTGATGAGGTTGTGCATGGATTGCACCATGTTTGAGGCCTCAATGGCCTCGCCCATGTCTTGGAGCATGCGCGTCCAAGCATTCTGCATCCGCGCATTGGAGCGCTCAATGGTCTCCGGCGCGGTCATGGATTGGCGCTCAAGCTCCGCCATGCCCCGTTCGAGGTATTCAAAGAACCGCTGCGCGCTGACCTCCCCGTTGGAGATCATGTTCATAAGCTGGGATACGGGAACCCCCGCCCCCTTGGCGAGCACATCGTCCAAGGCGCCCATGTTGGTGGCCATGTAGCGATAGTCTTGGAACCGCAGCACGCCCAAGTTCATCATCTGCTGAACCTGCCACATGGCGCCGTTGATTTGGCTTTGGTTCGCGCCAGAGAGCATCCCTAAGCGGCCAAAGCTCTCCACCGCCCCGCCGACTTGGCCGGACGACATACCCATCGCCCGGCCCGCAATGGCCATATCCCCATATTGTTGGGCCGAGGCCTCGTAATTCATCCCGAGATCGTCGGCGATGCCCATGATGGACCCGCCCGCGACACGGGCCGTCGCTTCCGATCCCCGAAACGCAAAGCGCAACCGAGCCTGTAGCTTGGCGATGCTGTCTTCCGCGCGCGCCGCGGCGAAGGGGATTTGCGTCAGGCCCGCAACTGCGGACACAACCGCGTTCGCCGCAAAGAAGGCGAGACCCCCGGCGGCGCCCTGGACCGAAGCCTCAAGGAGATTGAACCCCCCCGCCGCCCGCCGCGCGCTTTGATCCGCCGCGGTGTTGGCCTGCGCGACTTGGGTTTGCAGCGTGTTGTCCGTCAGGGGGCTGAACTGCTTCCACACCCCGCCGCTTTGGAAGCGGGTCAGCTTACCTTCCAGCGCGTCAAAGGCCGCCGTGAACTCCGCAAAACTCCCCGCCAAGCCCTGCTTCATGGCCAAGGCTGCGGTTTGATAGGCGCGCGCCGCCTTCACAGCGGCTTCCGAGGATCGATCCAATCCCCGGATGAACTCCACCAAGCGCACATTGACGCCCGTGAGTTGGGCCGCCATTTCCGCGGTCATGCGGCTTGGCTGTTGGGCGGCTTGCCCAAGCTGGTTCATGCGCAGCGCGGCTTGAGCGGCGTTGTCGGCGACGTTATCCGCCGCCATGGCCACTTGTTGCAGGGAGGATGAGGCCTGCGCCGCATTAGGCAGGTCGAACAAAATCCCGAGACGTGCGGTTGTGCCACCGATCATTGAACCGCCCTCCCCTCTTGGGAGCGGGCTTTGGCCTGCGCTGCCTCGTGCTGCATGTAGGCCATATCAACGGCGCGGATGGCCTGGACTTCCCAGGGGTCAAGCTGGGCGCCGGTCAAGCGCTGATAGGCTTCGATTTCTTGGAAGGAGATTGGCCCCGGTCCAAAGCCCCCGCCCCGCGTTTGGTGCAGGGCGCAGAAGGCTGCCCAAAGCCCTTGGGCTTCATCGGGCAAGGGAGGGGGTTCAAGGGGTTGCGCTTGCGCTTTGCCCTTGCCTCGCTTGGCGAGGGCCTTTTCGTGGTCACTGACGGAAGCGCCGTCCCCGGCTTTGACCGTCTGCGCCCAAAGGTGGCGGGCGTGCTCGATCACGCGGGCGACGATTTCGGCAAAAAATTGGCACGCACGCCGGTGAAGCGCTCTGCCTGAAACGCGATCCAGGGATATTGCTGGAAGAGCGCCAAGGCCGCTTCCCGAGAGCACGGAACGGGCTTGCCCTTCTCCTTCCCCTGATCCGGGGTGAAGACGCCCTTCCAGGAGATCGCGCACTCAGCGAGGACGATGGCTTGAAACTCCCCTTCCCCAAGCTCCTGCCGGCGCTCGGCGGCGTCGCGTTGCCGCTTCTGCGCCCGGCGCAGGCCTTCGGCGTAACGGGCGCTGTCTGGCCCGGCGAAGGTAATGGCGAGAGGTTCGCCCCGGATCAGGACCGGAGCGCCATCGCCCCCCACGATCACAAGCTCCACGCCCTCTTCCGAGCGTTTCCGGGTGTCCACCACATCGAGGTCAAATTGCATAATGCGCCCTGCTGGTTTATTCAGGGCGAAGCATAGGCGTGGACGTGGTTAGGGGGATTTCTGCATGGAGAATGGCGCGGCGGCCGCTGGCGGGTGGTTTTTGATCCTGCTCAGCATTGCGCTTTATCTGCTTCCCACGATCATCGCCAATGCCCGCGGTCGCGCAGTGGGGCCCGTGGCAATCCTCAACCTGTTTCTAGGCTGGACCCTCATTGGCTGGGTCGGTGCGCTCATATGGGCCGCCACAGAGCGCACCGCCGCAGAAGAGAAAGCCCGCCAAGCGTGGTCTAGGCGTTAGACCGCTGGATCGTCAGCGTGGACTGATCGTAAGCCGTGGAAGACCCGCCCGCTTGCAGGAGAGCTTGGAACGGGAACGTGACCATAACCCCGCCTGACGCCGCCACCTGCTTGGACGCCCCGTTCAAGCGCACGTTCTGCATGTTGAACGCCAAGAAGCCCTCAGGCGCGTTGGCGTCGTCATAGCAGACCGCCGTGAGATCAACGGCTGTTTCGTTGATGAAGGCGTTGATGAGCGTCTTGTCTTCCAGAAGCGCCGTGACGGTCCCGCCCACAACGATCTGACCATAAAAGATGTCCGGGACGTAGGGCGTGCCGATCACGGGTTGCGAGCTGAGGTTATGGCTGATCTGGATGTCGAGAGACGACACCGCGCCCATTTCCGCCCCCGCCAGACGCAAGCCCCCTTCAATGCCGGTAAGCATCGTGGATGCTGCGGCGTCCGTGGTGGACGTGAAGTAAGGCGAGCCGGACCCATCGAAGACTTGGCCGCGGCGTCCTTGCAACTGGAATGAGATGCCTGCCGGCCCGTTTGGCGGGATGCGGATGGAAGCGCCCCCGATCCGCATGGAATCGAACACCTCGCACATATCGAGGTCGGAATAGCGCTGCTCCAAGGTCATGAGCGGTTTGGCGGTCCCGAAGGTCAGTTTCCGACCGGGCCGCACCACGCTAAACGTGGTCTGCACGGTAAACGCCGTGGGCGCGGGAAACACCGTCATGGTGGTGGCGGTGAGGGCGGTGATGCGGAAGTTGATGTTGTTGTTCGCTGCACCGCCCGCGGGGATGGTGGTGAACCGCACCACGTCGCCGACCTTGAAGCCCGCCGTGATGAGGGAGCCCGCCCCAAAGGTGAAGACAGAGCCCGTGGCGGACACGTTCGTTCCCGTCGCTTGGGTGTAGGCGGTTTGCGCCGCGGTCCAATCGGATTGACGCATGAGGCGGGGCAACCACGTATCCCAGGAAGACAACGCCAACACGCCTTCAATCTGGCCTTCGACCCGTTGCCCGCCGTGACGGAACGAGGCGATTTGTTGATCCGGCCGAACCACCGGAGAGGCGAAGCCGTCCTTCATCGTGTTGAGCGTAGTTGATACGCGGTCAATGCCGACCGCAGCATCTCCCGTCGCCGCTGGCGTGCCAAAGGTTGTTTGCGGCGCGGCGTAGATCACTACGCCGACATTATCTTGGATCGCCATGAGGCTTTCTCCCAAACGAAAAAGCCCGCCGAGAGGGCGGGCTTGAGGATGGATGGATCAGAGGCGTTTCAGCCTATGGTGAAGGCCAGAAGTTGAACCGTGACGCCGATGGAGAGCCAATCGCCGTCCATCATCACGGGGGACCGGCGCACATCCATGACGCGGGCGCCTATTGTGTCTCGCGTGAGTTTGGTCTTGGGCATGAAGTGAGCTTGGATTGCCCCTGCCATGCGTTCGATGGCTTCTGTCCCCTCCGAGGCCGGATAGAACAGGGTCACATTGGCGTTGATGTCATGCTGAATTGTTGGGGACGCACCTGACCCCTGCGTGATCCGCGCGGCATTGGCCGGGACATAGGCCTCTGAGATGTAGGGCTGACCCAAGGTCGGCCGATAAACCCCCTGCCCTTCCCAGGCCCTTCCTTGGGGCAAACCCACCAGAAACCGAGGCGATGCGCCTGAGCCCGTCGCCGTGCCTGTCGTGGTCAATGTCGAGGCTGTGAGGGATTTGACCCGCACCACCGTCCCAGAGCCCACGCCCGTCACCTGCACCTCTTGTCCGATGCGAAAGCCGTCCGTGATCCAAGAGCCCGAAGCCCGCGCATAGACGCCGCCCGAAGCGGTGACGCTGCCAGGCGACGCATCCACGTCCACTACCGTCAACAACCGCTCACGGAACGCCGCCCGCAAGGAGGGGTGAAGGGTCTTGAGGCTCACGGCGTGAACTGGAATCGCTTCGGACTGTAGGAGCCCTGCCGGCGCAAGTTGCCGTTGACGATCCGTTGGCCAGCCCCGAGAGATGCCTTCATCCGCTTAGCCGCCTCACGGCGCTCTTGCTTGCGCTGCGTTTTGGGGTTGGCGAAGTATTCCTTGTAGCCGCTCGTTCCGTAAACGGGCTTGTAACCGTCGAGGGACGGCCCCAAGAGTTGCTCGTACTTCTTGTTGTTCACCGGGGAGCGGTCGCCGCGCAGGGTCTTCTCTTGGTACGCGTTGGACCAATCAGAGCTCCTTTGACGCGGGCTGTTCTTAAAGCGCTTCCAGGCTTTCGCCACAGCCTCGCCGGTCTCTGCGGCGCGCTCGGCGGCGGCGACTTGCACGGCACGTTTCAAGATCGGGTTCATGTCATCCTCACAATCCAAAACCAAACTCTTGGGCGTTCTTGGCGACCCAGTAGGGCCATTTGCTGACTTGGGTCTGCACGTTGTAGTCGCCCTTTTGATCGTATTCCCGGCCCAATTTGTCCTGCCCGACAAAGCCATATTCCATCCGCATCGCGTAGGCGGCGTTGTTGGTCATATACATGACGGTTCCAGGCGTCACTTGGCCCAAGGTGATTTGCAGGGTGGCGAGCGGATCATGCCCCTCAGGGGCAAGGGTTGTGATGGGGGCGCCGATGCTGGATTGCCATTGAGAGCGAAGGTTGCCCAAATCAAAGGCCGTCCCTTCGATGACCGCTTCGCAGCAATCTTGGATCGCCCCTCGCGCCACCTTCTGCAGAGCGTCTTGGTTGCGCGCGATGAAGGCGTTG